GGCTTCTCCTATTGGGTTGCGGGATTGTTACATATGTCATTAGACCTGAACAATTCAAGTTGAGGAATAGGATATCCACGATATGGAGATAACCCTGACAAAAGATAGAGGAATAACCGATAAGAGTTAAGGGCAAGACTCGTTCTTTAAGAAAAATGCTTTGACGGGGTTGCCTGAACGGCTATGAGGACGTTAAGAAGAAACAATGAGGTCGGGACGAGAAGCTTTAAAGGGTATTCTTTTTGGCAGAAACATACAACTAACCCTTTAGTCGAACGATAGAAGATTAAGTAGTAATTTAAGGACTGACTAGGAGCCTGTTCGATGCCGAATTAATTCGCACAAAGCGATAAGGAATGAACTTGCCAGTGCATTGTTAAAGTAAACAGGAAGTAATTCTTTGATTGTTTCTAGGGATTTTGAGAATAAAAAAACGGCAGAGAGCCGTTGGCGGAGAGGGGGTCTGCCATCTTCCGCCTGAGACACGGCGAGACAATTCGAGACAAATAGAGACATCATCTTTCAAAAGCCCCGTCAATATTGGCTTTCAGAAGATTAAATTTCCGCTCTGTAATTTCCGATTGAGACACGACGAGACACGGAGAGACATTTTCACGCCTTCGAGTGGTGGACAAATTGGTGGACAAAATACATGGCGGAGGATAAAATTTGCATTAGAAAATCGTCATGGCGGACTGATGGTGGACATGGCGGAGCCCTGTCCTTTTAGTCCGCCATAGAGCGAAATTGGTGGACAAGTTAGCTACCGCATCGTGCGGCGGAGGAAAAATCTCATGCAAGTTACAGCCAAAAATATTTTTAAATTGCCGGACGGGAAGCATCCTGTCGCCCCTAACTTAAATCTTGTTGTTCGCGGTACTTCCCGCTCTTTCGTATTTAGATATATGCTCGGCGGCAAACGAAAAGAAAAAAGCCTCGGTTCTGCCAATACGATCACGATTAGCCAGGCTAAAGAAATGGCCGAGAAGTTTCGCGTCGGCCTGACCGAGGGCACTGCGCCTATGACTCCGAAAGAGGTTCTCGACAAAGAGGTTAGGGCCGACCTTACTTTCGAGGACTATGCCGAAAAAGCGATCGAGAAGATCGCGAACGTGCGCCTGTGGAAAAATGCTAAACATAAGGCTCAATGGTTTGCCACGGTTCGCGCCTACGCCATTCCGGTACTGGGCAAGAAGAAGCTGTCTGAAATAAAGCGGGCTGACGTCCTAGCCGTGTTGCAGCCGATATGGTCGACCAAAACGGAGACCGCCTCCAGAGTCCGCGGCCGTCTGGAAAACATTTTCTCTTACGCCGTCGCTGACGGCCTGATGGATTTCAACCCCGCGCTCTGGAGAGGAAACCTGGACAGAGACTTACCGCCGGCGTCTAAAATCCAGCCCGTCAAGCACCAGGAGTCCATGCCGCTGGAAGAGTTACAGGAAAAGCTCAACTGCCTTTATCCGGCAAACACTCGGACAAAACAAGCGATCCTCTTCACAATTCTGACCGCCAGTCGCGTAGGAGAATCTGTCCCGGCACGCTGGGATGAGATCGATTGGGAAAACCGTATTTGGTCCGTACCTCCGGAAAGACGAAAAGACCAAAAGCCGTACCCGCACCGCGTCCCCTTAAGTGACCAGGCGATTGAGCTTTTGAAGTCTATCGAGAAAAAGGGCGATCATATTTTCGGTGTCTCTGAGGAAAGTTTGGGAAGCCGCTACACCCTAACCAAACTGCTCAAACGACTGACCGGAACGACTGCCACGATGCACGGCTTTAGATCGACATTCAGAGACTGGGCGGCCGAGAACGGAGTTCCGGACATTGTTGCTGAAAAATGCCTGATGCACACAACAGGAAACGCCGTTGTCCAGGCATATCAGAGATCTGATCTTTTGGAACAACGGCGCGAGGTAATGCAGCAGTGGGCGGATGCAGTCTTTAGCGGAGTTTCGTCGGCTGCTTAGACATCCAGTTGTCTACCTCTTTAATGTGCCACCGTGGACGCCCTGCAATATAGCGGGGCGTCGGAAATTTATAGAAGTCCGCATCCTTTCTCCAGCGGTCCACCGTCCTGGTCGTAATACCGAGGTAGGTTGCAAGCTCCATTTTGCTGAGCCAGGTCGCTGTCATTCTTTACTCCCGGTTGTAAATCTATTGAGTGACTCACGGGCCTCCAGCTTCTTGATACGCTCGGCTATACAGCCTTCTAAACAGGACCAAAAGTCGCCGTCAAAGGCCGTGAGGTTATTCCATTTGTTAATGAAGTCCTTCAAGATACCGCTGGAGCGCTTAAATAAGCGAGTCATATTTAGGAAGGACGCATAGTCGCGGTCATTCATTTCCAAAGCGTCCTCTGAGCTTCTGCGATTCAAATACCACTGAGCTTTTTTAAGATCGAGCAACTCGCTTGTGCCCTCCTTATGGCCGGCCCTGAAACAGTATTTAATCGCGTTGCCTTCGCAGAACGGCAGTCTTTCGCAGAAGTCGATCGGCTCCAGGCGAATGGATTGCTCTTCGTAATGGGCGGGATGGTTTACTAAATCAGACATTCTTATATCCTTTGAAAAATGAATCCACGTGGGGAGCACCTAGTTCTTTCAAACGCTCGGTGTTTAGTACATAGGCATACCCGTCATATCGGGTCTTACCCAACAGTTCCTGATTAATAATTCCTGCAAGTTTCAAAGCCTTAAGGGCGCGCCGGAGTGTCTCATAGGCCAGGCCGGAGGCATCCTGCAATCGAGTGAGCGTTACTCGACGTCGCAGGTTTACGTTGTAAAGAACGAAATACAAAAGGATTCTGGACGAGTAAGTAAGGTCGGATCTGCCCAGTACCCAGTCCGGCAAAGTCTGTATCGGCGGCTGCCTACGCTTCTTTGGTGTCGGCATGGTTATCTCCTTTGTTTCTCAGATAGTCCAGGAGCATGTCCTGTACTTCTCGCTTAGAGCGTTTTTTAGCCAAGGCCACATAGTCGATCGTGTCCTTTGCCAGGATCTGATAGACCGTGACGACTCGCGGGTGGCCGGCCTGGAGCTGACGCATCGGGCCGATTCGCTCAATGACCTGGAGATACTCTTCGAGGTTCCACCACTGGCTAAAGAACACGAGCTTGCTGGAACCGTCTTGCAGACTCAGGCCATGGCCCGCACTTGCCGGATGAACGAGTAGCATGGGAATCTCGCCGTTGTTAAAAGCCTCGACTGTCTCCGGACGTTTATCGAAGGCGCGGGCTTTTGGGAATGCCTCCAGGATGCGGGCAAGGTCGGTCTTAAATTGATAAGCCACAAGGAGCGGTTCGCCTGCAGCTTCCTCGACAATGGAGGCGAGCGCATCCAGTTTGGCCGTGTGGACTTCTTCCCAGTTATGGGTGTCGTCGGTGTAGATCGCACCGTTTGCCAATTGCAGACATTTGACCGTTTTAGCCGCGGCGTTAGCTGCTTCCACCGTGGTGGCATTGGCCAGCTCGATAAAGAGCTCCCGCTCCATGTCGTCATACAGCGCCTTGGCCTCGTCCGGCAATTCGACTTCGACGTTCACAAAATGCGGCTTGTCTAAATCAAAGTAGTCCTCAGCTTTAATCGACAAGCAGACGTCCGAAATGGCATTCTGAATCTGCTCCTGGGCGTACTCCAGAGGGACCCACTGCACGGCGGCCGCAGTCGCGCCGACTCTCAGAGGTCTAAACCACCGCTCGTGAAACGCGGTGAAAGACTTCCCCAGGCGCTGACCGTTGTCGATAAACCAAAGCTGGCCCCACAGGTCATTGAGGCCGTTAGGGGAGGGCGTACCGGTTAGCGCAATGAAACGCTTGAAGAAGTTCGTGAACTTGGCAAGAGCTTTCGCACGCTTAGACCCTTGTCTTGTCCGGAAACTTTTCAGCCTGGTGGACTCGTCGGCTACGACTACCGGGAAGGGCCACGTGTAGTTGTGGCTCGTGAGGTAGTTATCCAGCCACTGCAGATTGTCATAGTTAATGACATAGACATCGGCTTTGGTATGCAAGGCCTTGACACGTTCTTTAGTGCTGCCGAGGATCGGCGTCACTTTGAGGTGACAGAAGTCGCTCCACTTCCGGACCTCACTCGGCCAGGCATTACGGGCCACCGCCAATGGAGCGATTACAAGCGCCGGGCCTTCACCATAGACATCCTTGAGGATCTGGATAATCATGAGCGCGCTTGAAGTTTTGCCCATGCCCATCGGGACGAACAATCCGCAACGCTTATTTTTCAAAGCGAATCGGATCATGAGTTCCTGGTAAGGCCAGGGCTTGAAATCTCTCGGCATAGTTACGGCTCCACAGATCGAGACAATGCAACAAGGTGGCTCACCAGGGATTCGGCCTGATCCTCGCCGTACACGACAAAGACCTTGCATCCGGATTTCTGCAGCCGTTCATGCTCGCGGACCTGATGAGGCTTGAGCGCACCGTTGTGTGCTTTCGCTTCGATCCAGGCATGCACGCCCGGGAGCAGAACCAGGAGATCCGGAGCACCGCGCACACCTTCCCAGGAGCACTTCCGGACTTCTCCGTTAGCCTCTTTCACTCTTGCCCGGATAAGGGCGACGACTTTTCCTTCGGGTGTCATGACTGCTGCTCCCTTACTTGTTTAACCACGAGGTCCAGCCGGGCAGAGAGATCCTGCAAACGGAGGTTGAGCCTGTCAATCTTGTCCTGCTGAGAGATAAGAACAAGAAGGAACATCAAGCAAACAATGCAAAATAGGCCGATCATTTACTTTTCCTCCTGGCCCTTTAGATATCTGTCGATCGTGCGAGAGGCTCGAGAGAGGGCCTCTCGAGCAGTTCCGAGATCATTGAGAACGGCTTCGCATACCTCGTACTCCCTTCCGTCGAGGTCGGGGAGATCCGCCATTTCAAGCTCATACTCTTTCTTGCCGATGATTTCCTGTAAAAAGGCAAAGCCTCCGATCCATTCCTGCAATGTTTCTTTATCCATTTACTTTTCCTCATAATCCTCTTCAAAACCAACAAGCTCCTGCGCACGAAAGATTCGAGCGCGTTCTTTCATGATTGGCTCGGAGGGCAATCCATCTTCTGTTGGTGCCTCGTCAAGAGCATCTATCCAATCTCCTAGAAGCCAATACGCTTCATCTGCAAACTGTTCACGGAGTTTTTTGATAGCTTCTATCTGTTTCTTTTTCATTTCTTCATTCATTCGTCTTCTCCTCCTTCTCCAGGACGGCTAGGTATTCCTGGAACTGCTCGATCAGTTGTTTGGCAAACGACTTGGTGAAGACAACCGTGTGCACTGTTTTGCCATTCGAGTCGGCGCACATGATGTCGATATAGGGATCGCCGCCTTTCGACAGCAGGCCGCTGAAAAACGGAACGATAGGATTTGTGCCATTGAATCTCTCGTCGGTTTCTTTTAAGTAGGCGGCAGCACGAACGGCTGCACAGAGAGATTCATTGTGTTCTTTTTCACTAACTTTAAATGCCATAGCTAATCTCCTTAGTCTTTGCGGTAACGAAGTGAAGTGAATCCCGCCGCCGCAAGCGGCAGGTCAGGTGCCCAACTGGGCGGAGTTGACATGAGCCTTTCAAGCTCGGTGTTGTCTTTAGAGAGGTCGGCCTCAGTGATAAATTCGTCATGCACTGAGAAGACGATTTCAAATCCTGCCTTCTCGATTGAATCCATGGCGCCGAGCAAGATGTCCGCTGCCGCGGCCTGGGTTGCGTTTTCCACGCACTTCCCGGAATATGTCCGGATGCGCTCCCACTTCCGGGAATATTGGTTGATCCCCATGTAGGAGAAGGTGCCGGTGCCGACTCCGCCATCCTCCAGGCGGGCGCCGGGATAGCAGATAAAGCGCCCGGAAGGCAGTTTCATGCGCAGCCAAGATCCGTTCTTACTGAACCAAACCTTGCCGGCTTTAGCTGGCACGCCCTTGAGCGCAGAGACCGCGGCCTTATCGGCGTCGGCCCAAAACTTTTGTATTGCCGGATGCGCATCACGCCAGGCGAGCTTGACCGCTTCGCAGGCGATAAAGGTTTCGCGCTTTAAGCCGTGAGTGAGTTTCTTTTCTTTGTACCACTCATAAGACCCTTCGGCTTGTCCCCAGTAGGAGAAGGAAATATTTTCCCGGACATGTTTGGCAAGCTCATCCAGGTCAATCGAATAAGCAGAGGCGAACGTGAGGAATGCACCGACGCCGCCCTGGTAACCGAGCGCAAGCTCCATGACCTTACCAATCTGTCTTTGGTGCTTGGTCACGTCTTCCGGACGGATACCGAAGGTGCGGCCGTAAGTCGCTTTATAGAGGTCAGGGCCGTGACCGGCGTCGAAGTCTCGGAATGCTTTGAGCTTCCATTCTTCTCCGGCGAGCCAGACCAACATGCGGCCTTCGATATTGGACAAGTCAGCCACGACTAAATGCTTGCCCGGCGTGGCCATGATGCAAGACCGAAGGCAAGAGGACATGAGCTCGCCGGGCTCAGCCAGGTACTCGGCCCAGCCGCCCTTAATTGCTTCAATCCCGGCGTCAATGACATACTGCGGGAGTGTCGGACGCGGGAGGTTCTGCAACTGCATGAGACGTCCGGCGTAGCGGCCTGTGCGTGTCGCCCCGCGGAACTGGAGACATCCGCGCATGCGGCCGTCTGCACTGGTCGAGGCAATAAGTTTCTTGTATTTGGCGGTGGACGTCTTAGTGGACGCCAGGCGCACGCGCAGGAGCTCCTTGACGACTTCCGGCAAGTTCTCGTCGTTGAGACGTCGCTCGATTGTCGACTTAGTGAGGTCCGGCAAGCTGACGCCATACTGCTGCAGGATGTGGGCCAGGAGCGCATCGCGCTGAGTAGCGGACCCGACCTCTCCGTTAGTGAGGTCCTGGGTGCGCTTGGCATTCTCTGCTTTGAGCTTATCGGCCAAGGAGATTGCTGCTTTCGCGAGATCGAGGTCCATCCGGACACCTCTATTATTAATGCGCTGATCGATCACGAACTGGGCGCGGTCACGCGGACCCCAATTCCAGGACGGCAATTTTTTGTAGATCGCGCGCATGGCCTCGACGTCCAAGCGGCAGTAGTTCACAAAGCGGGCCCAATCCTCCGGATCCGTCGTGCGGTTGCGCACGTTACCCTTAGAGTCAGGTTTGCAGAATTTCAGCACGAGGCGCCGGCCGTCTTTATCCTTGGCTTTATCCACATCGAGGCCGTAAATCTCAGACAGAGCGTCCAGCGATCCGGGCAGGCCGTGGGAATACGCTTTGACCATACAGTCATCTACACGCTCAAACGGGATGTCGACATGGAGGTTTTTGGCCTTGCGCAAGACAGGGACGTCAAAATTTGCGCCGTTATGCCAAACGAGATTGACGTCCGGAGCATTCATTTCTGTGGCGGCAAGCACGGCCTCCAGCTCAAACGGCATTCTCTTGCCCGTTGTGACGTCCCAAACCTTAGCCGGGCCGTCGTCACTCGCATAGCCAAACAGCAGCACCTCACAGTCTTCTGCGTACTGGTGAGGCCCGTTCATAATGTCACGGGTACTGAAGGTTTCTAAGTCTGCCCAGAGTGTTGTCATATTGAGTCTCCTTAATAGCCGTCCCTCGTGTGAAGGACGGGTGGTTAAAAAGGCTTTATTTGGCTGACACCTCTTTACTTATCAGGGCGGCTTGTAAGAGGTCCATTACGTTGGTCAAACTTTTGAGGTAAAGCTTTGAGGCAAAGGCACCGAATCCGGAAGTTTCAGAATCAAAATCCTTTTCAACTTCAAGAGTTGTCTTAATCGCAGACATGACCGCATAGGCTTCTACCTCGGATAGTCCGAGCACTACGCCTTGTCCCTCTGTTCTGTTCTTTGCCATGGCTTACTCCCAGGGCTTCTTGTCGTCGTCGCTCGGTTCGTCATCTTCGATCACCTCGAAGTCGCTAGCCTTAGCAGGACCGGAACCGGAGCCAAAGGCATCACCGTCTTTGACGAACTGGAGGCCTACGAGCTTGCAGTTAATGCGGCGTCCGCCCTTAGGATTGTCTTGGGCCCAAATTTCAATGCGGGCATTGACGTAGCAGCCGGAGTAAAGAACGCCGTCCTCTTTTGTGATCGGTTCGCACTTCTTATTAAAGACAGAAGGCCGGGAAGGGTTGCGGGCGCTGACAAACATCATGCCGTCATAGCCGTCGTAATCCTTAGTGCTGCCGTCACGCAGGCAGACGCGGTTTTCTCTCACCAGTTTGGCCAGGACGTCCTTACCCTTGGCGCCCCACTTTTCAGTAGCGACGCGCATCATCTCGGCCTCCACTTTCTTGACTTCCGCGGATCCTTTCGGCATCAGGACCGAGCAGGAAAATGTAGGCTCGGAACCTTCGGTAGCGGACGGAGTGAAAATGTGTTCAAAAGAGAGACGGCCTTTAATGTTGAATGCCATAGTTGTGCTCCTTATTAATTAGAGATAGGTGTGAAATCGGATGCGGTTGCGGTTGGAGACCATGCCGGCCGCTTGTCTGCTGCCGGTACGACGGTCGGAGTCGGTTCGCTTCTGGTGATGATGGTTTCGGCGCGCTTCCATTGACGCTCGCCGATTCGGCCCGCCTTCATGAGTTTCTCCAGGGCGGTCGGAGTGATGACCTTGTAGGTGTAGCGCTCGTCTTCCTTCAACTTGAAGGACTTGAGCATGGCCTCGGCTTCTGCATTACTTGTCCACTGACGGTTGCCCGGGCGGCCGAGAACGAGTTTGAATCCTTCGACCTGGACGCCTTTCATCATTTGGTCGTAGGCGGCCTCGCGCACAGCGGCGATCCACGGCTCCAGAAGGTCAGCAAGCTGGAGATTTAACGAGAGCTGCTCCGAGCTCAGAGCTTCTTCCGGAACAATCGGGATGTCCTGGCCTTTGTCGAGCACCGGACGGAAGTCACAGGCCTCTGCTGCCTTCTGCTGAAGAGCAGGGCAAGCCGCCTTAGCTTTGCAGAATCGGCAGGCATCGGCAGACGGCTCCAGTGCGGCGAGCGGCAGGGGATCGGCGCGCAGGTAGTTGATCGCGATCGAGGCTCGCGCCCGGGCCTGGTTCACAAACTCTTCGAGCTCGGCGGGCGTCAGCTTCCAGGAGCAGATGTTATTGATGCGCGGCTGGAAGATCGTGAGCTCAATGTCTTTGACCTCGTCGATTACGTCAAACAAGGGCAGGGCGCCGGCAGCGTAAATCATTAGCTGGGTATTGTGCTCGGCGTCAACCTTCACACCTTTACCGAACTTCAAATCAATGATCTTGAGCGTGCCGTTTACCAGGGCCGCGCAGTCGATTGTGCCCTTGGCATTGGCTTCTCCGGTAACCTCGGAAACAGAAACCGGATACTCAATGCGGCAGACACCGCCCGCAGTCTCGCGTTCAACGAAAAGGACATAGTCCTGGACGAAGGTGAGATTGTCAGAACTCAGGGCCTCGGCCGGCTGAGGCTGATTCTGCGGATCAAGGAGGTGAGCCGCCCATGCGTGGGCGAGTGTACCTTCCTCGGCGTAAGAGGACGATTCGTCCGGAAACAGACGGGACAGGGATACGCTTCCCGGGCAAGACATCCAGCGGTGAGCGGACGACGGAGATAAAAGAGCGTGGGCCATTATCGAACTCCTTCAGCTTCGAGAGCTTTAACCAGGGCATCACAGAAGGCTGGCAGTTTTTCGTCCGGCAGTTCGGACTGGCGTCTGACGCCAAAAGAACGGAGAATCTCTGCACCCTTGGCCGGAGAATGCTCGAAGAGCTTTTGCAGTTTGGAGACCATGGCCTCACGCAGTTCGACAGGGTCGATCGCCGGAGCAGGAGCGGCCTTCGGTTCGGCCTTAGGCGCAGGAGCTGGTGCAGCTACTGGAGGAAGGTCAGCTGCGCCCACAGGTTCGACCGGTGCAGCTTTTGGCTCAGGCGCCGGAGCGGCGGCCGCAACAGGAGCCTGCACGGGTTTCATGCTCAAGGCCTGTTTGATGATTTCAGCAAGCGACTGGAGTGCTTTGGTGTTTTCTTGGATGGCATTTTCTAAAGACATAAATATCTCCTTTAGTCTTAGATGGAAGGGCGATCGGGGAAGAAGTCCCCGGTTTCTAGGTTGGAAATGGCGTGGCTAATCTTGTCGACCTGGGCACGGATGGCGTCGAGTTCTTTACGGGGGATAACGAGCTGGTCGTCAGGGCATTCGTCATCCAGTTCATCGCTATCAACGAGCAGATCGCCTTCGACAAGAATCTTGCCTTGAGATTCGAGAATTGCGCTGGAGACTTTTTCCAAGTCGGAAGCAAAGTGTCCGAGCTTGTCATCGAGCTTTTTCAGGCCTTCGATCGTGTCCTTATCGAGCTTTTTAAATTTTTCATTTACCTCTTCGGTCTCTTCCTGGGCGTAGGCCACGTCCTGCTGAACGGCCTCCAGGCGATCAGCCAATGTCCGGATAATCGGCGGCATATTGGCTAGGCCCTCGGAATGCAGCCAGGAAAGAAGCTCGTCATCGGCCAACTGATTGAAGTTGTGGGAGGCGAGATTAAAAACTGAGTTCATAAGAGACCTCCGAGGAATTCCGGGAGAATGAAGACGAGGCAGACAAAAGCCCAGAAACAGACGAAAGCAACAAGGGCGCCGGCAAAGATTTCGAGATCGTTAAATTCGCGTCGCATGACGGCCTCACTTGGCAGAAGAAAAGAAGCCGTTAAGTTCGGAGATGGCGGCCAAGGCGTCCGGAGGAAGTTCACCGGTGCGACCGGCAATATCAATAAGGCAGGTTTGGAGAGTCAACCATGCGGCAAGAGGAGTTTTGTAAAACGTTGCATCCTGCTCATTTAGCCGGGTGACATATTTGCTCGCATTGTCGCAGGCCTTTTTGACGCGGCCGTTTAAGAATCTACTAACTGTTTGAGCCGGGAGGTTAAGAGCTCGGCCGAGTTTACTGGCGGTGAAACCGCGGTCGACCATTGCTTTCTTTAGATCCTGGCGGAGTTGTTCGTCCGTTGAGAAGATGTAGGGACTTTCGCTTTTGGTATTCGGCATTTCGTTTGTCCTTTGAACTTAATCAATTCACAAACGAATTTAAAACTTTAGGAATATAAAATCAATGCCGATAGTTTAAATAATTCCAATAGGAATTTAAGAGGACAAAGAAAAACCGCCCGAAGGCGGATAAATGTTAGCAACGGTGGTTTTCGCAGTAGTCGTATTCGCTATCAAACCATATATAAGGGCCTAAACCTATGTAAGAAAAGGCCTCAAAGACAATGAACCCCAAAATAAACAATACGAATATAGGAATGATCCCCCTGGCGTACCAAGGAAGCCCGAAATCATCCGCCAGCGCTCGAATTGCGGTATCTCTAAGTTGTTCTGCTTCCCGTCTTCTGCCCTCATCTTCGGCTTTGTGAGCCTTCGCAAATAATTGTTTCCGCCATTTTTCATGGTCTTTTCGTAGCTTGTCGACGTAAAGCACATAAGGCAATGTCACCGCCAGTTCACAAAGAACAAAGATTATTTGCACAACTAAACTTTTCATTTGCTTGAGCTCTACAGTTCTACGTACTTGCCAACAGCCACGCCAGCGATTCTCATGCTTTGGGTAAACGGCTGGAATTTATGGCCTGGCCAATCCGGATTAAGGGCCTTCAGGTAGTAATCAGGGCCGTCTTTTACGAGCTTCTTAAGAGTTGCTTCCGGATCAGGTGCTCCGTCGTCAACTGCTGCCACGATGCGGCCGGATTCTGCCGGAACCTCAGGGTCAATAAAGACAATGTCGCCTTCATAAAACATTGGCTCCATGGATTCACCTCGGACCTTTAGAGCAAAGCCTTCGTTGCTGATGCTTACCGGGCAGATGTACCATTTATCCAGATCGTCAAGAGAGGATACTGGGGTAGGGAGGCCGGCTTGCACCCAACTGATAAGAGGAACGCGACGGAATCCGGCTACAGGATCGGCATCTTTTGGAAGGTCAGGCGTGTAAATCAGTTGCGCTACTGAAACATTTAAGACACGAGCTATCGCTTCAGTGGTATCGATACCCGGCTGTTTTGTCTTGCCCGTAAGTATCTTGTTGATTGCCGACTGGGTAAGACCTGCGGACCTTGCTAATTCATTTTGGGAGACGCCGCTTTTTTTCATCAGCGCTCTTAGGTTTTGAGCAAAAGTAGACATCGCACGATCTCGATAAAAATTCCAATGGGAATATTTTAACAGTCTTAAAGTTGTGTGCATATTCCGAAAAGAATTAGAATCTATTAACTAAAGTTGTAATTCTTGAGGTTTATATGGCCGCTTCATTACTCTCACCGGACGCCGCAGTTTTCAAACTTGAAAAAGCCGGTCTCAAACAGCATCAGATCGCCGCACTGCTCGGTATCGCCCAGGGCACGGTCAGCAAGATCAAATCAAAACGCTACACGGAAGTCAGCTACAAGATCGTCGACAAACTCAGGGAACTTGTCGCTCAGCTTTGTACGGAAGAAACCAAGAAAGAGAAAGCAAAATGACTTCAACTTTTGTTTTTGCGGGCTTTCCTCTCGGCCTCAACTTCGTCGGCCAATTTCTTGAGATCAAAAGGTCCGATAAGACAGGCGCAAAGATTATTGACCGCGTGCGACAAAAGCGCAGCGACTTTATCGCTGTCCTCTCCGGAAAAATCAATCACGCCTGGATGCGCCGCGTCATTACCAATCACACGGCAGGCGGTAAGCTGCTGAGTCAAAGCCTCCGGGATTGCCAGCGCCTCAATGCGGCGAACAAGTATCCAATCAGGGTCAAAATTTTTGAGCCCCTGTTCAGCACCAACATAATTAACTATCTCCTCCACGCACAACCTGAGAAGGGCGCAGCAGGACCTAGGCGACAGTTGCATAAGACTTTGAGCTTCATTGAAAACTCGTTTTGCTTTCTCCGGCATTTTTTCATACGCCTTAATTCCACTCGATACCGGCCAAACAAGTTTTTCGTATTCCCAGAGGGTGGGACGGCCGCAGTTAACACAAGAGGAAATTATCAATTCATTTTTCGCGCAGAACTCACCCAGGTCGAATACACCCACGGGTTTCAGCGACACAGAACCGAATTGATAGAACTCACGGGAGGCGTCATAAGGAGCTTTTGCGCTTCTGAGAATTGGACGGGGATTAAAGACAACTGTAACGCCGCAATGCGGACAGACGTACGAATTAGGGAGAGACATCATGACCTCAGAAAGAAGCTTTTTTGAAATTGTAAAGGAACGCTCGGCAAAGATAACCAGTGCCCTGAACGCCCTGGAATTGGCCGAGCAGAGTTTAGAAAAAACAAAGACCGCGGCCGCTGTCAGAGGTGACGGCGGCTTAATCGATATAAGAGACCTCGCATTAAACGTTATTACCGCCAAGAAGCATTTAGATGAGGCGTTGGCGTTTTTGATCGAGTCTCAGTTAGACGAAGAAGAAAAGGTGGTTTCATGACCCAAGAGAAAGTTATTACTTTCGATCAGGGCGCACAGCGCCTTGTCGACAACGGCTATCTGCCGATACCGATTAAGCCGGGAGAGAAGTTCCCGGACCTTGAGAAAGGATGGACATCCTACCGATTCAAGCCGGACGACGCTGAGATCCATGCCGGGTGCGGCATAGGACTGCTCACCGGACAGGGCGAGCATAAGGTGATCGGCATTGACTGCGACATCACAGACTTCGAGCTCCTCCAGCTGATCTACGACAAACTCTCCAAGATGTGCGGCGGCAGCCACAAGTTCTTATCGCGCGTCGGCCGCAGGCCCCGGACATTGTTCTTAGTCCGGACGGATAAAAGTTTCTCCAAAGTCTCCTCGCATAAATTCCTGGACGACCGCGGCCAGGAGCAGCAACTGGAGATCCTTGCCAACGGTCAGCAGTTTGTTGCCTTCGGCCGCCATAAGGTTACCGGCCAGCCGTACTCATGGGGTACTGTCGATCGCACGCCGCTCGATCATCCGGCCGAATCCCTGGCAATGGTCACGATGGAGGAGGCTCAGTCGCTTGTCGGAATTGTCAACGACTACGCAGTCAAGCACAACTGGAAGTTAAAGGAAAGAGGCGGCGCCGGCCGCTCCGTGTCGGCAAACGCGGGACCGCTCACGGCCTTCGACGTTGAGTGCATGAAGTGCAGGAACATCCCGCTCGCGGAAGCCAGGAAGATCATCAGCCATATTGACGCAGACGCATACAAGGACTGGCTTGAGGTCGGTATGGCGCTGCACCTGGAGTACGACGGCTCGGACGAAGCATTCCGACTCTGGGACGAATGGAGCAGCAAGTCGGCAAATTATCCGGACAAAGGATCCAAGGCACTCGCGGAAAAATGGGCGTCATTTGTTGAAATCGGCAAATGCAAGGAAGAGCTGATCCGCATGCCGACCGTAATCGCCAAAGCTGAAGAGGCCAAAGCGAGCAGAGAAAAGCAGATGCGAATCGCGGCCAAAGCGGAATTCACTGCTGCGCTGGCTAAATGCGCGGACGAGTTTGACGTCGAGACATTAGCGAGAAAAACCTCTCTGTCTAACCGTGCAGACAGAGAGGTTTTCACGAATTACGCCTTAAAGCGCCTGAAAGAATTGGGCGCCGGATCAATCACAAAGACGAGTATACAGGGATGGTTTAAGAAAAGTACTTGTTCCGACTACGCGTTCAATGAGCTCGGCCTTGCGGAAAGAATGCGGGACACTTACAAGGGCGGTTTGAAGTGGGATTGCATTAACGGCCAGTGGTACACCTGGAACGGAATCCGCTGGAAGAAGACGCCCAACGAAGCGATCATGGGCTACGCCCGCATGACTGTGGAGGCGTTGTTTGATGAGGCTAGGGGCCTCGACAGCGAGGGCGCGGTAATGCTCAAAGATTTCGCCTCCAAGTGCTGCAATCCCAAGACCTGGGAGAACATGCTCAAGGCTTTTAAGTCTTTCTCCGACGGAGACAACAGCGTACTTATCAGCCCGCACGAGCTCAACCAAAATCTGCGCTACTTCGGCGTGAACAACGGCGAGATTGACTTAAAGACCGGTGAATTTATTCCCGGGGATCCCGCTCACATGATTACGCTCCATTCCCCGGTCAACTACGACAAGGACGCGACATGTCCCTATATCGACGCCAGGATGCTGGAGATATGCAACGGTGATCCGGAGATCGTTGAGTTCTATTACGACATTTTCGGCGCCGGCATGACGGGGCGCCTGCGCAGATCGTTCTTAATCATGTTCGGCTTAGGCCACAACGGTAAATCCGCGCTCTTGAACCTCGCCATCAAGATGATGGGCAACGGGCAGGAAGGCTATCACGTCGGAGCTGACCAAAAGACTTTTATCGAAGGCAAGGGCGGCTCGGCCGGCGGCGCCAGAGAAGACATAACGAGGCTTAAAGACAAGCGACTGGTGACACTCGTGGAGACCTCCGACGGCAGCCGCCTCAATAGTTCGCTCGTCAAACAGCTCACCGGCGGAGACCCGATGACCGGACGCCAGACGTGGGCCAAGAGCTCAATCACTTTCACGCCGTGCTGTCTGCCGGTGCTCGTATCCAACCATAAGCCGATCGTAGAAGACCAGAGCGAGGGCATGTGGGACCGACTTCTGCCGGTGCGGCACCTCGGCAACTTCAACGCCGAGCGCGCGGACCCCTTATTCGACCAAAAGTCTGAGGCAGAGCTCTCCGGTTTCTTGAACAAATGTATTGCCGGCGCCCTTCGCTTTCAGCAGCGCGGCCTGCGGGTTCCGGAGGCCATACGCAAAGAGCAGAAAGCATACAGATCGGCCCAAGACCCGATGTCGGACTTTTTCTCAGAGCACTGCGTTATTGAGCCCGATGCGCGGTGGCCGCGGTCAGAGGCTTACAACGCCTGGAAGCAGTACGCAAGAGACTCTAGCGTTCCGCAGTATCAGGAACGAAAGAAATGGTTTTTTAACGCAATGGAGGAAAGAGGCTTTGAAACGATCAAATTTCAAGGAACGATGTGCTTTAAAGGCATCAAGGTAAAAGCAGTCGGTTTTGAGGCTGTCGATTAAGGATTAGAGGGGTAAAGGGGCAAAAAGGCAAAAATACTATCTATTTTTAAAACTTCTCTCATATACGCGTATAGGGAAGTTTAGGAAAAGAGCCTAAAAAATGCCTTTTTGCCCCTAAATTAAGGGTTTCTACTATGTTATTAGAGAAAGAATCAAAGGTTTTAGAAAAGGTAAAGATTTTATCTGCTGCGTCCGAATATGCAGAAAAGGCCGGACGAGTTTGGGACAGTAACCTTTATCACGGAGAAATGTACAACTGTCCTCCGAGCAAAATCGTTCTCAATTTTATGGAGACATTCCACACATTAGACGCTTTCGTTTACGGATCATGTGACGAGAGCGGTTTGTTCGGATGCGACCCCGCAAACCACTGGACGATCCAGGTCGGCTACTCTGAATCGGCGCCTGAGGCATGGAAGGGAGACGGCAAAAGCGGATACTGCGAGGCCTATGCAGTGGTGACGTACAACCGGAAAGGCGAGAGACGAGTACGCATTTTCGGAATCCCGGAAGCTATTGCAACGGTGTACGCGAGACTGTTTTTCACAACGCGGTTAGGCGGTACACCTTTTGGCATCGGCTTTCACAGCTCAAACGGCATTGTCACGGAAGTTTGAGCTTTAGCGGTTTAGACGCTTCCGGCGGCGGCAAACCGCTGGAGGCATCCCGGGGAGATAAGAATGACCGAAAAACAATCAACCTATCAACCTCATACGGTATTACCTCATGACGCCCAGAGATTACTCACAGAAGCCGCGAAAGCGGCACAAAAACTTCATGGACTCGGCCGCCAGCGGACCTTACAAGCGGCGATTGAAAGAGTTAAGAGAGAACATCCGGAGTACTTTAGGTCTTAGGGCCGGAGGCGTCGACTTTATCGGCCCGCTGGGGGCGTATGTCGGAGAGAGCCATCAAGCCGCGAGATATACAGACAATGAAGTCCTGCAGTGCATTGATTTACGCCTGGCAGGATTTTCGCTTAACGAGATATCGAAAAAGATGGAAATACCAAAGCGAACGGTCAGAGACTTTTTTGCCGGGAGAATAAGAGGCAAGCATCCGGTGAAGTTCGTTAAAGCAATGATCAATGAATAGGGCAGGAAGGTATCAAAATCGACCGCTGGAGAGCGATCGGCAAAAATTAATAGGATTTATCGTCTATCGAAATTTGAGCGGCTGTAGAAGCGGCAAATCGGTTTTAAGGAAATACGGCGCCGCAAACAAAACGACTAAAATAAGCGTCAGGAGATTGACGGCATGAATCTACAAAGGTATAAAGTTGACAAGGAAGCCTTGAAAAAGCGAGTGACCGATGCGCTCGAAAAGCTGAGTGTATTGAGCGCCGGTATGGGACTGTTTCAGGATAAAACTCTGGGAATATGGCTCGGAATTTTCTGCTTTCTGTTGTGTTTATTGCTTTCTGGAGTGAAAAGAGATGACTAGCGCATGGTTCTTGTATACCTGCTTTGTAGCAGCGGTCGGCGTGCTGGCCTTAATCCTCTTTTTTGGAAAGGATCAAAAGCACGAGCACAAATAGTGCGCATTATTGAGCGACAGCCTCCGATAATCAGCTCATTGATTACGGAGGTTTTATTATGTCTAGCAACAAGTTCGGAGCAATAGAACGTCTGACACCGAAGCAGGCCGCCTTCGTTAGCGAATACCTGAAAAACGGCGGCAATGCGACCGAGGCTTACAAGAAAGCGGGATATAACGTTACTACGGATAATTCGGCGGCAGTAAATGCAGCTCGATTGCTCAGAACGTCTAAGATCACCCGCGCGATAGCGAAGCGGCAGGCCGAGCGCAACGAAAGAATGCAGTTGGAAGAAGACTTCGAGCTCAAAAAAGCGATCGATATCCTTGAAAAATGCTCCGAGCCGCAGCAGGTTTACAACTTCGACGGCAAGCCGAAGAAGGACAAGCAGGGCCACGCGGTTTTTATGTTTGACTCCAAGGGCGCGAACCAGGCGCTCACAACGATATGCCGCTTAAGGGGCAAATTCAGAGACAAACTGGAAGTCACTCAGGACGTCAGTGACCGCGCCAATCGTTTAGCGCAGATCCTGGCGGCCGTGGAAAAGGACGAGAAATAGAGGTGTAGCGGAGCATTTCTCCGCCATGCGATCTATATAAATCAATTAGTTATGAATGTTATTGCCATTTTGTCCACCAATTTGTCCACACGTCGGCAGTCGGATAAGGCATACCCGCCGACGGCCGGCACCTCAAAGCAAACGGGGTGTGATCGACCCGCCCTAATCAATAACCAACGATGGATTGAAGCGGGGTTATAGATAGGCGAAGGGTGCCCGAAACTCAGCGGTCTGAGGGGTGAAACCCCAAACTCAGCCCCGACGAGGGGCGTTATCATGGACCGATAGGCAACATCTGTAATTTGACCGCGCGAGGGGTGATTTTAATCCTCCCCTCCATCCCATTCCCCATAACCGCATTTGTATTGACGGTGGTCTCATGGACAATGAAAAATCAGCAAATCAAAATTACGAACTGAACCTACAGAAGCTCGCAGTGCGGTTCAGTAACGATCCGCTCGCATTCGTGCGCCACGCATTCCCCTGGGGCGAAGGGATCCTAGAGAAGTACGACGGGCCCGATACCTGGCAGGAGAAAATCCTCGGCGACATCAGGGACCGATTGCAAAACGGTGAGACCCGCTACCAGGCGATCCAAATTGCCGTGGCGTCCGGACACGGAATCGGAAAGACCGCTTTAGTCGCCTGGGTCATTCTCTGGGCGATATGCACCTATCCGGATACAAAAGGCGTTATCACTGCCGAAACGGGCCGCCAGCTTTTAACCAAGACGTGGTCCGAGCTCCATAAATGGCACTCAGTCTGCATTTTCAAGGACTGGTTCGAGGTCGCGGCCGAATCCATCTACTCTCTCCAAAAGGGACACAAATACACCTGGAGAATCGACGCCATTCCATGGAACGAAAGTAATACCGACGCTTTCCAGGGCCTGCATAACCAAGGCAAAAGAATCCTCGTTTTATTCGACGAAGCGTCCGTGATCGCTGAGAAAATCTACGAGGTGACCAAAGGAGCCTTGACCGACAAGGATACGCAGATCATTTGGTGCATTTTCGGAAACCCGACACGACCCGAGGGCGCCTTTTTCGACGCTTTCCACAAACAGCGCCACCGCTGGCTGCATTACAACATCGACTCCAGAACGGTCAAGATCACGAACAAGGAACTCCTGCAGCAGTACGTGGACGACTACGGCGAGGACTCCGACTTCGTGAAAGTTCGTGTGCGCGGAGTTTTCCCGTCGACCTCTGCCAAACAGTTCATTACTCGAGAGGACGTGGACGCAGCAGTCAACCGCCCTGTAGGAGTTATGAATTACGCCGCCACGGTCGCCGTATTAGGTGTGGACGTTGCGCGAGAAGGCGACGACAGATCAGTGATCGCAACGAAAATCGGTCGCGACTGCACCATGCCCTTAAAAATTTTCCGAGGACTTACCGGGCCCCAGCTTGGAGAGCAGGTCATCCTCTACGCCCGGGAACTGCAGAAACTCGGAATCCCGCGAATCTACATCAACATTGACTATACGGGTGTGGGCGCCAGTCCCTACGACTACATGGTCGATAAGGTCCCGCATATCCACAAAGTGATCGCGGCTAACCGCTCCAGCAACACCGAGCGGTGGGCTAATAAACGAGCGGAAATGTGGGATCGGATGAGAGACTTTATCCGGGACAACGGCTGCCTGCCCAATAGCCCGGAGCTTGCTGACGACTTGTGCATTCCGGAAAAACTTTTGGACCGCAAAGGACGATTGCTCCTGGAGAGTAAGGAGTCAATGAAAAAACGCGGCATGAATAGTCCGGACACGGCCGACGCGCTCGCCTTGTGTTTTGCCGTACCGATCCAGGAGTATTTGGACGGCCCAGCCAATATGCCGCGATTAACCGAGAGACGGAAACGTCACATCCGAAATCCCTACAAGTCGCTGTAAAAGTGCGCATTGAATTTGTCCGGAGATCGACAATGCGCCCATGGAAAAAGTATTGACCTTTAGACCTGTCACGGTCGCGGAAGTTTTCGGCGCTCCGGACGCCGACACGCTGATCTCGGAATACATGGCCGAGTCAGGCAACCCCTTTTTGCCTCAAAAGCCAAACGTCGAGTATTACCGCAAGGCCGAGGAGTCAGGCGCCTTTCATGTGATCGGCGCTTTCAGCGGTGAGCGGCTTGTCGGGTTCGGCTCCTTCGTGCTGACTGTCATCCCGCACTACTCCACAGTCACGGCCTCGGTCGAGTCGGTTTTCTTGTTGAAAGAGTTTCGGCGCGGTGCCGCTGGCTTCAGGCTTATTAACGCTATAAGCCAAGCCGCCAAGGACGCCGGCGCCTCAGGTATCTACTGGGGATGCAGAAGCGGCTCGCGCCTGGAGACTTTGTTCGAGAGGGTCCCGAGGTTTACACGCATGAACACCGTTTTTTATGAGGCCCTGGCATGACTGAAATCGTAATCGCTGAAATACCGCCCAACACGTCCGGAGAACTGGAGGCTATGGCCGCAGGCGTCGAGGAAATGCGCGCGGCGCCCCAGGTCGAGATTAAGACCAAAAGCTTCATTCATGCCGGCATGTATTGCCGCACGTGCTTAGTCCCCAAAGGCGTGGCGATCGCCGGCGCCTTAATCAAGATCCCGACGGTCATCATGGTCACCGGGGACTTCGCCATGACCTGCGGCGGCAGGACTGTCCGCTTAAAAGGCACACATATTTTCCGAGCCTCGGCAGGCCGCAGACAGATTTTTGTCGCCTACGAGAACACCACTATTTCCATGTCCTTTGCTACCCGGGCCAAGACGCTCCTGGAAGCAGAGGCCGAATTTACTGACGAAACCGATCTTTTAATGTCACGGGGAGAATGAATATGAGCGGAGCAATTTCTGCCACTACAGCTGTAGCAATCAGTGCCGGCGTGGCCGCGGTAGGTACCGCCGCCTCCGTTATGGCGAGCAACAAGCAGGCCCGCCAGCAGAAGGCCGCGGCCAAGGAAGCACAGCGCAATAACGAGATTACTCAGACGAAGGCCCGCGAGGATATGCGCCGCCAGAACGCTAAAGAGGCCGATGTCTCCAGCATTTATGAGCAGAACTTAGATCAGAACGCATCCGGAGGCTCGACGCTGCTGACAGGGCCCGAGGGCATCAATAACTCCGATCTGACCTTAGGCAAGGGCAATAAGCTCGGCGCATAAAAATGTCGTTAAGAGAAACAAAACTAAGTCTTGCCGGGGAGCTTCTGCGCTGGATTGTCGTGGGTATCGTCGCGACCGCCTGGTGGATTATGTTGGTCTACGCCTACCGATTCACCTTCGACTAGGAGGCATTCATGGACAAGAAGGAATTATGCGCGCACATTCTGTCGCGCTGGCAAAAGCTCAAGACGGAGCGCGATCCCTTTATCCCACAGTGGAAAAGTATCGCCACGCATATCCGGCCGGCAACAGGCAAATTCCTGCTGCGCGGACCGAAGAACGAGGCGCGCGAACGCTTCAATGAGATTTTCGACAATACGGCAACCGGCGCCAGCAACCTATTGTCCTCCGGTCTGATGTCCGGACTAACGGACCCTAGCCAGCAGTGGTTTTATCTCACGACCGGAAGCCCGACACTAGATGAGTCCCCGGCCGTGAAACAATGGCTTGCGGATGTGTCTCAAGTCATCTACATGGGCCTATCGAGAACGAACGCCTATCAAAGCCTGCACCACTTCTGGCTTGAGGTCAGTCTCTACGGCACGGCCGCTATGATGATCCAGGAAGACGACGAGCGCGGCTTTTACTGCTATCCGTTCACAATCGGCGAGTATGCGATCGCCTGCAACCATAAGGGCATTCCGGATACTCTGTATCGCGAGCTGATGATGACGGTCGCGCAAATCGTTCAGCAGTATGGCTATGAGAATGTGCCGCGCGGCATTAAGGCGCTCTATGACCAACGCCAGTACGACCAAGAGAAAGCTGTCATCCATGCCATTGAGCCAAGATACGATCGCGACATTACCAAGCAAGACAACAAGAACATGCCCTTTAGGGCCGTGCACATGTTGGTCGACGCCGACAGCGATGAGCATTCCATTCTGCTGGAGTCCGGGTACAACGAATTTCCGGCGATCGTCGGCCGCTGGGGAGCAATCTCGACTGATACATATTCCTGTGAATCTCCCGGCATGACCGCGCTCGGCGACGTGCGCCAGCTCAAGCACGAGCAGATGCAAAAGGGCAATGCGATTGACTTGATCGTCGATCCTCCGAGACTTCTGCCGACGTCGGCCAAGGACGCCGAGCTGGACTTCGCGCCCGGAGGCTTAAGTTTTGTAGACATGCCGACCAACGGCAGTCAGTCGAATAACGCCACCACTGCGGTCGGAAACATCAACCCGATCACCGTGGACATCCAAGAAGTTCAAGGCAGAATCAAGGCGGCATTCTTTACCGACCTTTTCCTCATGCTCTCCAACCAGGCCGAGATCGCGCGCATGACCGCGACCGCTGTGGCGAGACTCCAGGAGGAAAAACTCATCATGCTCGGACCGATTTTGTCTCGGTTCAACAACGAGGTTCTGAATCCTTTTATCGGCCGCATTTTCTCGATCCTCTCCCGCGCCGGAGTTTTTCCGCCTCCGCCCCAGGAGCTCCAGGGCACTGAGTTAAACATTGAGTACACCTCCATGCTTGCCCGATCTCAGAAAGAGGTCCAGGCCAACACCGACATGGAGGCCATTACGCAAGTCTGCCAGCTGGCGCAAGTTGACCCGTCGGTGCTCGACCGCATCAATCTGGATAACGCGATCAAGATCATTTTCGACAAGAAAGGCGTGAGCCCGAGCTTACTGCGCTCGGACGAAGAGGTGCAGCAGATTCAGCAGCAGAGAGCTCAGCAGCAACAGCAGATGGCGCAGCAGGAACAGGCGCAGCAGGGCGTGGACGCCTTGAGCAAGTTGGGCAAGGTCCCCGCGGGCGGCGACACCATGGCGGGTCAGGCCGTCGAGGCGCTCCAGGCCGAGATGGGGCAGTAAAAAAGTGCGCATTGATTTTTATTGAAGGTTTTAAATGTCAGGAAAGATTCGCAATCCGTTTGACGAAGCGAAGCTCAAGGAAGAAAGACAAGAACGAGAAGCGCAGAAAGCGAGCTTTGAAGAGGCTTTTAAAGAGTCTCTCATCCGCCTTCTGGGCACGCGGGACGGAAAGATAGTGTTTAACAAAATCTTTTCCGACTGCGCCTTGTTCTCCTCCTCTTTTGACACCAACGCCTTGACGATGGCGAACAAAGAGGGAAAGAAAACCTTCGGCCTTGTCGTGCTGAGCTACGTCATGGCCTATTGCCCGGAACAATACACCGAGATAAGGAAGATATCGGATGAGTACAGAAAATGACAGCGGCTCCCAAAACACCAGTCAGGAGACGTTAGTACCTCCTTCGCAGAATGAACAACAGTCTTCTCCTTTGGACCAGGGGCAGTCTTCTCAGACCACCACTCCGACTGAAAAGGAGACCGGTACTGAGAAGACTGAAACTTCTCCGGCGCCCGAAACTAAGGCCGCTCAAACGGTAAGCAACCCGCTTGAGATTAAGCCCGAGGCAGACGACGCCAAGAAGGCCGAAGGTCAGGAAGGACAGAAGCAGGAAGCGAAAGAGGATGCGGCACCTGAAAGTTATGCCGACTTCAAAGCACCCGAGGGTGTAGAGCTTAACGGCGCGGTGGTCGACTCCTTTAAGGGTATCGCCAAAAAGCTCAATCTCTCGCAGGAAAAGGCCCAGGCCGTAATCGATGAGATCACGCCCGTGATGGTCTCCCAGCAGGTTGAGTTTATTAACAAGGTCAGCGGCCAGTGGCTGGAGAAGGCTAAGAAGGACGCCGAAATCGGCGGCTCTAATTACGACGCCTCTATCCAGCGCGCCATTAAGGTCAGAGACCGCTTCGGCAAAGGCGCCGACGGCAACTATGACGCTGATGTCGCAGAACTGTTCTCGCTGCCTATCGGCTCGCATCCCGGCTTTATCAAACTCCTAGCAAGAGTCGGCGCGGCAATCAGCGAAGATACTCCGCCCAAAGGCAGGGTATCCGGAGCAATCACACCTCAAGACATTTATGGTTAATTTGGGAGAGTAAAAATGGCAGACGTTTTCAGCGGCATGACGCCCGTCACGATGGCCGAATGGCAGTCGCTCGTTCCGGACAGCGACGTAGCAGAGAAAGTTTTCATTCAGACGGTCCGAGATTATCAGCCGTTTTTCGACCGCGCCACCATGGTTCGCGGCAACGACGGTCAAGGCATGAAAGGCACACTGGCGGATAAATATCCGGAAGGCCAGCTCGTCGGTATTAACGAAGGCTGGGATGCATCCACCCCGACCGGCCGCGCGGTACGTTATCCGTCCTGCATTGCCCGCGACCGCTCCGTGATCGGTAAGCTCCAGCTTGAAAGAATGCCGGAGAAAGACAGAGCACCGTATCGCGCCCGCAAGGACCAAATGTTTACCCGCGGCTTAACCCGCGGTATGGTCAAACGTGTCTTCCAGGGCAATCCGGATAAAGATCCGAGAGACTGCTTAGGCCTGGCAAATATCGTTTTGCCGGACAAAGACAACGGCGCCTGGAAGAACTCCATCATTGACGCCGGCGGTACAGTGGCTAGCGGCTCGACGAGCACACTCACTTCGATCTATTTTGTTAACTGGCACCCGGAAGAAATGACTCTGTTCTTCCCGGAAAACGGCGGTGCAGCAGGTATCTCCGTCGAAGTTCAGAAATCTCCGATCTATGTTCCGGACGCCAACGGCAAGATGTTCCCGGCATACGTAACCGAGTTCGGCTATGACCTCGGCGTATTCGCGGGTAATCCGGAAAACATTGTCCGTATCGCCAACGTCGATACCTCCAAGATCACGACGGCCAAGGGCGCAGCTGACCTCTTGAAGTTGTTCGTGGAAGCACGTCACCGCCTGCGCACAGACGACTTCTCTCATGTCGGTATCTACTGCACGGACCAGGTCGGCATGATCTACGACTTGCAGCTTCTGGAGAAGACGAAGTACACGCTTGAATACAAGACCTTCGGCAAACGTGAAGGCATGCTGTCCTTCGGCGGTATTCCGATCTATCAGTACGGCACGGACGTGCTTAACGCAAGCGAATCCGCAATCACAATTTCCTAATAGGAGGCGTTATGGTTTTCGATATTAAGATGATGCTTGCCGACAAAAAGGAGGCCAAAACCGCCTTTACTTCGTCCGGCTTAGACTTCGGCTCCACCCTGGTAGAGTCTGGTGTCAACGGTCACAAGATGGCGCTTTGTATCTCCGCAAGCGGCGTGGCCGGCACCAGCCTGGCCTTCAAGATTGAGGACTCGGCTGATAACTCTACTTTTGCCACTGTCGCAACATCTAAGGCATTCACGCCCACTGAGCTCAAGAATCCAATCGTGGTGGGGCTCCCCTTCGAGCACAGACGCTACCTGCGTATCGTGACCGTCCCGACAAGCGTCACGGCGGGCACCGTCACGGCCTGGATCGGCAACGACTACAAGCTCGGCCAAGTCAAAGAAGGCGAGGGCTGGGAGTTCCGTACAGAAAAGGCAACTGCGGCAGCCGGCGGTGACAGCTAATCAGCAGTAAACAACCGAAAATTTGTCGGAGGAGGCGGGCATAAAACCCGCCTTTACTTTTATGGCTAATCAAATCGAAATCTGCAATGCCGCACTGTCTCAGCTCGGTGCGGACTCTAACATTACGTCTATCGATCCTCCGGACGGCTCGCAGTACTCCGAGCAGTGCGCGGCCTACTACCCGATGGCACTGCGTTACCTGCTGGAGCAATTTAACTGGAGCTTTGCCCAGAGCCGCTACAAGCCGCCGCAGTACGTGGAGCTTGATAGAACGATGTACCCGTGGAGCTATGGATATTCTTTGCCAAGCGACTGCATGTGTGTTGTGGGGCTTCACTGCACAGGCGGCCAACCCTGGCAGACTACACTGCCCTACGAGATCGAATATCGCGAAAGCGAAAACACCATATTCTTACTGACAGACGTTAAGGACGCCGTGATCGTCTATACGCGTTACGTGAACAATCCGCAGATGTTTCCGGGCTACTTCACTGAGGCCCTCGTCATGCGATTGGCGGCCTACCTTGCCGGCGCCCTGGTTAAGAATCAGACTGCGGACAAGTATCTCAAGTATGCGGAAGACGCCTTGAGCAAGGCCAAGACGCGCGACGCAAAGAAGAGCGCGCACCAGCACCCGAAGTATTTAGCGGCACAACTTAGAGCGAGGTTCGTGTAATGGCAGTCAGAATCTTTAGAAACTCTTTCGGCGGCGGCGAAATCTCTAATACCATGTATGCCCGTGTAGATGACGCTAAGAATCAGACGGGCCTGGCCAAGTGCAAGAATTTTATCGTCGAGCCTCAGGGCCCGGTCTTCCGGCGCCCGGGCTTTGAGTACGTGGCGCATACGAAATACTCGGATAGAAAATGCCGCCTGATCCCGTTCTTGTTTTCGCTGGACCAGACGATGGTCTTAGAGGTGGGACACAAGTACATCCGCTTCCATACGCATAAGCAAACTTTGATGTCCGGCAATGCTCCGTATGAAATCACGACTCCGTATGAGGAGGCTGATCTTTTCGAGCTGAGTTTCGTCCAGAGTATTGACGTGATTACGATCGCGCACATCAACTATCCGACCAAAACTCTGAGGCGCCACGGCGCGACTGACTGGCGCCTGGAGAACGTGAACTTTAATACCACGCTGTCAGCACCTACGGGCCTGGCCGTGACGCAGACAATCGGTCCGGATGTGGAAGAAAAGAATAAAGGGCTTTTTAAGCGGAAGTATGGTGTCACGGCTTTGAACGCTGACGCTTCAGAGGAAAGCCCGTTGTCGGCCACCGTCGAGATCAACTGTAATCCTTTTGCGGACGGCGCTTACAACACGCTCACCTGGAATGCCGTCCCGGGCGCTGCTATGTATCGTGCGTATCGCAACGTCGGCGGCGTCTACAGCTATATCGGCCAGACGTCCGAGACCTCGATTATCGACGATGCAATCTCTCCGGACTCAGGTATCACACCGCCGCGGTACGACTCCGAAATCGCGTCCGGATATCCGGGGACGGTTTCTTATTTTGACCAACGCAAGATTTTTGCCGGCACGCGTACCAAGCCGCAATATATTTGGATGACGGCCGCAGGCAGTGAGAACTCCATGGCGTATCACTTACCAGTGCAGGCGACCGATCGAATCTCGGCCCGAATCTACGCCCGAGACGTCAATCGTATCCGCCACCTTGTTCCGTTGTCCCGCCTTATCCTACTCACGGCCTCAGGATGCTGGGTAGTGGGCACGACGGACACGGACGCCTTGACGCCCGACTCTATCAGCTTTAAGGCGCAGAACGCAGAGGGTGCAAGCTCGGTCAACCCCGTGGTCGTAAATTCGGCCTGCGTGTACGCCGCGGCTCGTGGCGGCCATCTTCGTGAAATGGGCTACTCATACGAGCGCGGCGGTTTTATTTCAGGAGACTTGTGCCTTAGAGCGCCGCACCTCTTTGACCATAAAACCGTGATCGACCTTGACTATTCCAAGGCGCCGAATCCGATTATTTGGTCAGTCTCCAGCGACGGCGTATTGGTGGCCTTCACCTATATTCCGGAGCAGCAGATCGGAGCCTTCTCCACAATCGAGACTCGCGGCAGTTTCGAGTCCGTGACGGTTGTCTCCGAGGGCTACGAGGACATCCCGTATGTCGTTACCTGCCGCAGGATCAACGGGCAGACGGTCCGATTTATCGAGCGCATGCATGAGGTGCAGTCGTCCTCAAGAGCGGAATCCTGTTACGTTGACTGCGCAGGTTTCTACCAAGGCAACCCGACTACAACGATCACCGGACTCTCCTGGCTGGAAGGCGAGACTGTTTCCATCTTGGCAGACGGCTACGTCGTGCCGGATCAGAAGGTCGTCAGCGGAAAAATCACGCTGGAGGATGAGGCCTCGACGGTTTACGTCGGCCTGCAATACGACTCTGACATGGTCACGCTCCCGATCCACCTCCAGCTTAACGATATGTCCTACGGCACCTCTCACCGTAAAAATATTGCGGAGGTCACGTTGCGGCTTAACGAATCGTCCGGAGTGTCCGCAGGATCGAGCTTTGAAAAGCTCTATCACATACAGCCGCGGGCGACCGAGCTTCCTGGATACCCGCCGAACTTGCGCTCCGGTATCTATGACTTGCAGATCAAGCCTAAATGGAGCGATGAGGGCCAAGTCTATATCCGGCAGTCTTTACCACTGCCGCTCCGGATAACCTCGATAACGACAACGGTAGAAATCAGCTAACCGACAATAGTGCGCATTGACGAACGGGGCGGCGTCAAGATAGGCGCACTATCGGAGGTTTTATGGACTTTAGTTTCAACACCGCTTCAATGATCGGCACGGGAATCTCTGCCGGTATTTCCGCTGTCGGTTCGATCTTCACAACCCGCTACAACAACGCTATCGCCAAGGCCCAGGCAAATATCGCCAAGGAAAACGCCAAGACGATGGAATTGCAGGCGCAGTACACCCTGTTTGCAGCAGAGACTAAGGTCCAGCACGAAACGATGCAGGCAGGCCAAGTCAAAGCCAGGCAGAAGGCTGCGCTCGCTGCCAACGGTGTTGCGATCGGCAGCGGTAGCGCGGCGCAGATTACAGCTTCCACCGACATCATCAAGACGATTAACAAGAATCGCATTGAGACCGATGCTCATGCCGCTGCCTGGGGCTATCGCCAGCGGGCTACCGACTTCAAAAACCAGGCCTTGATGTTTAACGCCAAGAAACAAAGTGTGGGCCTGAACTTCATGTCCACGGCGCTCAACGGCTTGTCTCAGGTGGGCATGACCTACGCCTTTGGAAAACTTGCCGAGGGCAAAACAAAAGAGCCGGCACAAGACACGCCGCTCAAGGTTGACGCCATCAGCGGAGCCGATCCCGGATTGAAGATCGACGCGATTTCATCCGCCGACCCCGGCCTGCGCATTGACGGAATCTCCTCGGCCGATCCGGGAATTCGAGTTGATGCGGTATCTGCGGCCCAGCCGATTTTCACGCCGCTTTACAGCTTCAATCCTCTTTCGATCAATAACAAAGTTTCGATCTTAGGCAGATAAATATGCAGGTACCCATTTATCAGAACAACACGCCGAATCCTCAGAGCGAACAGTCTTTTGCGCGTCCCGGAGAAAACGTCCAGCCGACCTTCGACTATGAGCGCGCGATGGAACGAGCCACCCAGCCCTTGAGGGCAGGTATCGGTTTAAGCGTCAAATTTGCACAAAAGGCCGAGGCCCAGCAGGTCAAGGCGGAAGCCGACGAGGCGCTTAACGGCCTGGATCAAGAATTACGAGAGCTGCAATGGAATCCCGAGAGCGGTTACTACACCATGAAGGGCAAGACCGCCGTGGAGGGCTATGACCCGACCCGCGAGGCCATGAACAAGGCGTATCAGACACACCTGGATAAACTGCAAAACCCGCTTGCGAAACAGGCCTTCACTTCTGTTGCCCTGGAGAAGATCAACTCCTACGATCAATCCATGCAGCGCTACCGCCTGAAAGAAAATGCCGCCTATAAGGCAGAAGTCTCGGACACGCGCGCCAAGTCTTTGATCGACGACTTTGCCTTCTCCGGTTTCGGCCCTGACTCCGAGCGCACAATGGCGAGCCTCATGGATGAGGTGGACTACCAGGGCAAAATCGGCGGCAAGAGTCCGGAATGGATCGCAAGACAAAAGGACAACTACTCCGCCCTGGCGTATGCCTCAGCTTACCAACAGATGGCAGTCGAAGACCCGTATGGGGCGCTCAAGCACTTCCAGCAGGTCGGCTCCACGAAGATGAGCCCGGACGTATCCCGCAAGACCTATGCCTTGTTGCGCGAGCGTGTATGGCCTCAGCTCCAGGAGACGGTTGACGCAATGGGCGGCCCGGAGGCGATCGGTCTTACTCAAGGCTCGGCCGCTCGTGCTGCCGGGAAAGTCGACGTCCGAGTCTCCGGCGCCCAGGCAGGCTTAGGCACGCCCCCCAGTGTTCCGGACAAGGTGCTGAATACGATCGGCTACAAGTTCTGCAACCCGCTCAACATTAAAGCTTTCGGCAATAACTGGAGCGGTATGGTGGGCCAGGACGCCAGAGGTCATGCCATTTTCGAGACTCCGCAGGACGGTATTTGCGCCGCGGCAAAGATCCTCAAGACCTATGCTTCCAAGTACGGCATCAACACCGTGGACGGCATTGTCGATCGCTTCTGCGCGGCCAGTGACAGCGTGACACGTGCATACATCAGCAATGTTTGCAAGGCCATGGGCGTCAATCCCGGAGAGGCCCTTGACGTTAAAGACCCGCAGGTGATGACCAAACTCATCAGCGCGATGATGCGCCAGGAGATCGGCGCGGTCGCCTACTCCCAAGAAACGATTACAGCCGGTGTCCATAAGGCGTTGGGAATCGCCGGCGCCGCAGAGCAGCCGACGGACAAGCCGCGCCTGACATCTAAGGACGTGGCCTTCAATCCGAACGTCAAGACAGGCGATCCGGTGATCGATGCGTTACCTCTTCCGGACAAGATCAAGTTATTCCGCGCATCCAGGCAGAGACGCGGCCAGCAGGCTCAGCAGGCCAAGGTCGAGTTAAAACGCTCCGTGGACAACGTCTTATCCCGCGCGATCAACACGGGCGACGTATCCGAGCTCCCGGATGTAGCAGACTTCATTAGCGTCTACGGTCAGGACGAGGGCGTCAGAATGCACGCCGAAGTGGAGAAACAGGCCCAGCTCAATGCCGCCATTCACTCCATGCCGGCAATGTCTGTAGGAGACATGGACGCCACGAGCAGAGCCCTCACGCCTCAGAAGGATGATCCTGAGTACGCTACCCGCATGGAGCAGAAGGCCACGTGGGATAAGGCCGCAGAGAAGGTCAAGACTGAGCGGGCCAAGGACCCGATGCGCTTTGCGATCGAGGGGATCCCGGAACTCGGTTTTAAGCCGATCACCGACTGGAGCAATCAGACGCTGGCGATCCAAGAACTCGGCAACCGCATCAGCAGCTACAAGGATGTGGCCAAGCGATTCGGTACTGACGCGCATATCCTCACGAAAACCGAGGCCACAGGGTTATGCCAAGCCTTTGCCAACATGGACGAAGACCACCAGGCCGAGTATGCGCAGAAGTTATCCGACGCGATCTTTGATCCGGTGACCGGAAGCAGTGACGCGCTGGCGGCAATGGCTACCGATCTCGGCAAGGATCACCGTTTGCTGGCTATTGCTTTGGGCGTGGCCTCCACACCTCAAGGCCGAGAGAACAACGGCGCGCTCCGCCAAATCAAGGGCAATTACTACCGCAGAAACAAAGTCAATGACGCCAATAAGGACGAGCCGGAAATCCGTCAGAAGCTGGACGGTGTGCTGCCGATCCCGCCCGGGAGTCCCGAGTACGAGGACCTCATTAATGCAGTGCTGAACGACCATGCATACGCGCTCCAGGCGGGCGGCTCGAGCGATGTGGATACGTCGATTGAAAACGTGATCGGCCCGGTGACAGAGCACAACGGCGCAAAGATCATTTTGCCTTCTCGCTTGTCTCAGGCGAGCAAAGACTTGCTGACCTTTACCAAGCTCGGATCTTTTGAAGACGTCCTGCAGGAATACAGCAAGGACTTCCTGAAAGGCGGCAAAAAGCTCGTGTATCGAAATCAGGTGATTTCTCCGGAGCAGTCTGCCAGGCTCATCAACACTGCACCTCTTAAATGGGTAGGCGACGGTGTCTACTTTATCCGCGACGGCCTGCGCTATGTAACCGACGAAAAAGGCGAGCCCTTCCGCCTCGACCTTAACGACACAATTTCCCGGAGAATTAAATGAGCTGGATCAATCGTTTCGGACTGACCAATGAAGAAGCCAAGGTCATCAATCAGTACAGCGCTCCGGAGAAAGACGCCGCGGCGCTGACGCCCGGACTTTTCGAGGGCTCTTGGAGCGCAATCGGCCAATCTTTTGGAAAAGAATGGGAAGCCACCAAATCCGACATTAGCGAGGCCGTCGCGCTCAAAGTTGAGGACGATGACTATTACCTGCCGCAGCAGGAAGACCCGTTTGCGCCTGACCTCAATAGTGACAAGGATGCAGTCGCCAATCGCCTGAGGCAAGACGCCAGGGAAGCACGCCTCAAGATCAAGAACGACTACACGCCCAATCCTGAGACAACGGGGACGGCCGCCATGGTTCTGTACGGACTGACCGGATCTTTGGCCAAGGGTATCGGATACTCCGTTCTCGCCGGCGGCAACCCCTTTGTCGGCGGTGCGTTATTCGGTGCTGACCTCGGACGCTATGAGAAAGACAAGCTCCAGGATAAGGGTGTGGATCCCGAGACCGCGACCAAGGCAGGCCTCATCACGGGCGTGACTAACGCCGTCGGTATGGCGCTCCCGGCGTCGCTGGGCACGAGTTATCTGAAGTCTGCGGCCTTCGGCGGAATGGTCAATCCTGCGACCGACATCACCGAGCAGTCGGCGATTAAGTTTGTCCTGGATAACGCTGACTATTCTGTTATCTCCAAAGAGTACGATCCCTTCGATCCTGTCAGTCTTACGACGTCCGCCCTCATGGGCGCGGGTTTCGGCCTTCTCGGCGCCAGAGGTGCCCGCGCCCGAGCCGCAAGAGAAGCGGCGGAAAAGGCCCAAGCTGAAGCTCCGGCCGCACCCGTGGAAGGTCAGGCGCCTCGCATGAATAAGAGTGTGCTTGAGTCCATTCAGAATCGCGACAGAAGCGGTAAAGAAAGCCGCCTGCAGATGCAGCAGATCGCCCAAGCCCCTGACTTCAATCGCCTGCGCAACGGCGCAACACTCGGCGAAGGTACGCCCGTGATCGCTTATTTGCCGGAAGACTCCTCGGCCATTCTCGGTAAGAAAGTCACAGTCTCGGACACGAACGGTGACCGCACCACGATGCGCTATGCCTTGATTGAGGCGGGCGATGTGATGACGTCTAACAGAGTTGACGGCAGTCTCAATGCAGACTTCACTAATCCGGAAGTACAGGGCGCCCGAGCGATCGCAGGCAACGGCCGTATCGCGGGCCTGCAGGAAGCCTATCGCAAGGTCAAGGCAACGAAGTACAAGGAGGAACTGACCAAGGCATTGAAGGAATTCGGCATCAGCCGCCGCGCGGTCAAGAAGATGCGCGAGCCGATCCTCGTGCGCGTAATGGACGATGCAGACGTCAAGGAAGGTGTCGGCGAATTGTCTAACCGCACGGGAACGCTGAAGCTCAATCCCGCGGAGCAGGCCGCCCAGGACGCGAGGAATGTGCGCCTGGAGGAGGTGGAGTTCATCAAGGACAACGGTATCTCCGTCCGTTCTATGGATGAGTTTGTGCGTCGTACTCCGGACAAGGAAGGCCTCATTGACGCCGAGGGCAAGGTCATCTACGACAACGTCCGGCAGAGAATGAAGTCGGCGATCTTTGCCGCGGCCTATCCGGACAACCGACTGATTAACCGCTTTATCGCCGACGACCCGAAAGACAAGCAGGTGATGGACGTTCTCCAGGCCGCTGCGCCTGAAGTCGTCAAACTCAGACGCCACGGCGGAGATTTTGACTTTTCAGGTGACCTCATGGAGGCTCTCGCCGACTACATGCAGACCAAACAAGAGGCCCGCAAAATCCACGGAGAGAAGATCGAAGGCGAGATTACTGAATCTTTCTTTGAGGCCACACCGGTGCAGGCATGGTTTAGAGACATCCTCTTATCCAAGAATCCCGAGCGGCTCAAAGACGCCCTGGCTCGATTCAACGAGGTGGCCCAGCAGGAGAGCGGAGGCGAAGGCCTTTTCGGCAAAGTCAGCCGTGACGAGGTTTTCAACCAGGTTAAAAGCGAGTTCGGCGCCCTGGATAAAGCAATCGACTCGATCACTCCGAGCGCGGTGGACGCTGCCATGGAGCTCCGTTCTGCGGACGTGATTGAGGGCGATCAGCCCTCAGGCATGAACGGCGACATCAACAAGTCGATCGCGGACGAGAAACTTGCCCGGGAACAGTTGGACGATGGCGAGCCGGTTAATGTCTCAGGCGAAGGCGTCGATCCGGAAACGCTGAGAACGCAGTTCGACTCCTTCAGAGATCGAGTATTCAACCAGCTCCTGGGCGCCGGGTTTAAAGAAAAACTCGCGGCCTATTCTGCTGACCTCTACGACGCTTTCTACAGAACACTCGGAGAGCGGTTAGGCATGAGCGCCGACGAATTGGAGAAACGCTATGCGCTCAAGGTTCGCAAAGGCGGGAAGGAAACCGCCGAAGGCCTTTTCCAGTCGAGAGTATCTAGTCAGAAGGAAAGGCTAGAGGTATGGCTGAAGCCGTCGGAAATTGAAACCGCTAGAGGAAAAACACGCGGCGAAATTGAGGCTATTTTCGGAACAGAATTAGAAGATATAGCCACTGTCCCGGACGCCTACTTAAAAGCGATTTTCGGGGATAGAGTAACAGATCCCCGTGTTTACACGTCTAAGGCTTATTTTTTAGACCATGTTGTAAATCACCATGCGCCTGACGTTCTTCCGGGAGATTATCTCCAGATTCAGAACATCATCAATAACCCGGACGAAGTTATTAGAGATACGCGGGTCAATGAAAAAGGAGTAAGAAGAAACGGAGTAATTTTTACGAAGTTGATAGGAAAGACGTATTTGCTCGCTATTAACTTAGAAGAGAGGGAGAGCGGCAAACTCCAGCTCTACAAATCGTTGCATAGAACAAGAAATAAAAAACCCTATCGCAAGATGGATAGGGTTACCTTGTCCGTGGACACCCTCTCCGAAAAATCGAAGAACCCTCACGATGCAGTCGTATCCCCGAAGGGACACCCGGCGGCAGGCGACAAATTTTCCGCTCTAGACAAGGATTCCAGTATAAAAGATCCGTCAAGGGAAAACAATGGCTATCCTCAATCAGGGGATCAAGTCAGAGGCATGTACACGCCTGCAGAGAAGATGATTACTTTGTTCGGAACTGCCGACGAATCGACTTTCGTCCATGAGTCCGGGCATTACTTCCTGGACGTCATGACCGATGTCGCAATGCGCTCCAATGCGCCCGAGCGGGTGAGGGCCGACATTCAGACCCTTATGGAGTGGTTCGGCCTCAAGGATCTCGACGAATGGAACGGCTTATCGCTCGAAGAAAAGCGGCAATTCCACGAGCAGTTTGCTCGAGGCTTTGAGCAGTACCTCCGTGACGGTGTTGCACCGTCCTCCAGGCTGGAAGCGATCTTCAAGCAGTTCAAGGACTGGCTCGTGTCGATCTACAAATCGGCCGCAGACCTAGACGTCGAATTGACGCCTGGGGTCCGAGACGTCTACGCCCGAATGCTCGCAACCGATAAAGAAATCGAGGTCAAACGCGAAGCGGATTCTCCGAGCCTATTTGGCGAAGACCTCGGACAGACGGTTACTCAAGTTGTC